CGCCTCTCCGCGTCATCGCCGCCTCTCCGCGTCATCGCCGCCTCTCCGCGTCATCGCCGCCTCTCCGCGTCATCGCCGCCTCTCGCGTCATTGCTGCCTCTCCGCGTCATTGCTGCCTCTCGCGTCATTGCTGCCTCTCGCGTCATTGCCGCGAAGACGGCAATCTCAATGTGGCACCCCATGCGTCATCACAACCATCCTCACTGCATCACCGCGTTTCCTCGTCATCACCGCGTTTTCAGTCATCACCGCTTGGCGGTGATCTTTCCTTGCGTTCCCGAACACATCCCATTTCACAAGGTCTGAAAAAATACAGGAGAAACAGCCAGGGTAGAGGTGAATGGTTAGAGATGGCTTTTTACCGTAGTGAAGGAAGCTGAAATCTCGTCTCTAACCTGGCTGTTCATTTCTACCCTCATCACCCTCGTCTTCTCGACTGTCCAACTATTTAACTCTCAATTCGCTTTTCACGCCGCATCCCATAAGGCTTTGATCGATTTTCCCTTGTTCATCTCACCATATTTTTGAAGCTTCATAATATGCTCAGAATCGCATTCATTATTTTCATATTCATTTTCACAAATTTATGGGCAGGAGCTGACGTGACATACACCAACAATCCGCAACTAGTTACCGTAGACACGACCTTTGCAGGCACGCCAATGATCGACGGTGAATTTGTGAACTTGACTCCTCGTAAGCAACCAGGATTTATGGATTTGTTCAAATGGATGCTGAAGCGTGGTGATACAAAAGCAGCCAAAGACCTTGATCCGCAAAGGCCTGAGCGCCATGAACTGACTGCTGCTCAAGTGAACGCATTACGCGGAATCACATGGCTTGGCCACGCATCTTTTTTGATTCAGACCGATTCGATTTGCTTGTTGATCGACCCAGTCTCAAGTTTTCCATTCAACAAACGATACTCGAATCCACCACTTTCTTTTGACTCATTACCTAAGCCCGATTATGTGTTGGTATCGCACGGGCACTTTGATCACTACGATGCAAAGGTGATTGCGAAACTCGATGCAGCAACCACGCAAGCCTTGGTGCCTTTGCAGATGGGACAACGCTTGGTGCATTCCGATCAACCAAATTTGAAATATCAAGAAGCGGGTTGGTATCAACGCTTCAATACGAAGCCTGGTGTCGAAGTTGTGTTTTTGCCTGCAAAACATTGGCATCGCAGAGGTGCGTTCGATATGAACAAGGTGCTGTGGGGTGGCTTCTGGATCAAGGTCGATGGCGTTACGATTTACTATTCCGGTGACACGTCTTATGGGCCACACTTCGCCGAAATTCGCAAGATCATGGGTTCCCCCGACATTGCCCTTTTGCCCATTGGCGCATACCGTCCAGAGTCAATTATGAAAAGCAGTCACATGACTCCGCTTGAAGCCGTGCAAGCCTTTAACGACTTGGGCGCAAAGGTGTTGGTGCCATGTCACTGGGGCACGTTTGATTTAAGTGATGAGCCACCCGGAGACCCAATTCGTTGGCTGCGCCAGATTGAATCCGAAGGCCTCATTCACGGTAAGCTTGTTGTGCCTGCAATCGGCGGAACAATTGCTCTCAAATAGTTGACACACAAAAGCCCCAGCAGAATCCTGCCAGGGCATTCAAAAATTTAGAATGACTTTCGTGTTGGACTACAACGTCGAAGTTGAATCTACGGTAACAATGTTTCCCTTGAAATCCTTGACTACCATATTGCCGTTGCCATCATCAGAGAGCGAACCTACGTTCGAATTGTTATGAGTGATGTCACAGGAATACGTTGAACCCGACTCTAAAGCTGCAAGGTCAATCGCGCACTTATATCGACCGTTCATGAATTGGAACGTCATTGTTCCCGTGATTGATGGATCTGTCTCGCCAGTGAAGTCTGTGACTACATACTTCATCGAATATTCAGCATAAAGGTTGAAGTCAGAAACTTTGCGATAGGTTCCCATAAAAGAGCCGGCAGCATTCATACTCAAATAAGTAAGCGAGCTTGTACTTGAGTTGTACTTGATGTTGACGATGGCATTCAGTTTCACATCGCTAACGGAAATATCGTTTGCGGTGATTTCCTCCATTGTAACAGAGGATCCATTTAATAAGCCCACACGAGTTGAAAAATTTGGAACAGCTGCGCAATCTTCGATGGCCTTTCCACCAGAAGTCAGCCAATGCTCGACCTTCGTAATCGTATCTCCGCTATACCAATCAACATAGTTTGTATCCACATCGGGGGAATAGCAGCCATTCGCGTTTACGCTAGCAATTTTTTTGGCCAAGTTGCTCTTGCGGGTTTTCAATACAAACAAAAAAGCCCCAGCAGAATCCTGCCAGGTATAAGAAAGCGGAAGTAATGAGACAGCTAAGGAACCCATAAATCCGCTGTAAGTCTATGTAATATCGAGCGTTTCGCGTATCACGACCCCGCTTTGCATAATTTCCGAATAACTTCCGATATTTCGCTTATTTCGCCGATTGTTTCCGAAGGCAAAAAGCATCAAGCGGGATCGTGAGACAAAATGAAAATCATTGAATCCCTATTCTTTGCTAATTCAACGAGCATTCAATGAATCTTGAAGATCTGCGATTTGTGAGCTAAGGAACTTTGCTGAGGAACTGAGAATGCGTCCATGAGACGGATTGCACAAAAAGAAAGACCCCAGTTAAGAAGTCTTCATATCTGAAAAGCGAAGATTTGAGAAAAGAACCGATTGGGTGGCGCCACATGAAACGAAACTGGCGACTTACACTTACTCGGTTATAGGGAGAGTTCCGCACGACCCACTCAACCACGAACCAACCTTGCCGTGCGGAACTGATACGATGTTACGACACGAATAGTTTTCGTTCGGCTTCGCGCCGTTTCACGAGATCATCCAAAACCTTTCCATCATCATGGCACCAGTGTGCAAATTCATTCGAAGCACCTTCATAATCCTTTGCATTGAGCTTGCGCAGTAGAGTTGATGTATGAAGATTTCCAAGGCCTGCGTTGTAGGCGAAATCAATCAGAGCATCAAATTGATTCTGGGTCAACGGAACCGTTACCAGCTTGAGCACTCCTGGAACAAACTCTTGTTGAAGCTTATGCATCATGAGATCCGCAGCCCGCTCCTGTGTGATCGGAGGATCGGTCATTTGCACATGCGTACCATCCTCATAGTATGTTGAGCCATACCCGATGGTTGGGACTTTACCTGTATCCAAGTAAGGGTGCGAGCGGAACTCTTCTTCCTGCTCAATGATTGCGATTTCATTCTTTGATACGTTCACTTTGTTACCTCAAGATAAGGATGAGCAGTCCACCAAGGACTGCGGAAATAAGCGCGGTGATGGCATAGCCTTCCACACTCGGTTTATTTGTTATTTGCGCAGAGTCCCGTACCAACTTGATGACGGTGTCCTGCGTATGAATGATTGTGTCCCGCAATGCCTTTGCTGAGTCACATTCATCAAGCGCCTTGCTTAACGTATCGAAGGCATCTAGGCAGATCGTATCGCGAAAGGGAACGGTGTCGTGCATGGGAATTGTATCGCGCTTGATCATCGCCTTTGCTTTGGCTCGAAGATCTCTTTCGACAGTATCGTGCTTGATCACGGATTGATATACCGTGTCGGCCTTGTGCTCTGCCGCCTGAATCTTTGCACCGACATCCTTCGCAGAATTGTTTCCCATGGGAAAAGGCCATGCAAGGAATGCTAAAATCGACAGCAGAATACATACAACGAAGATTAAGATCTTTTCCCTATCCATCTTAGGCTCCTTGTGCGTCAGAGCCTTGTGTGGCCGATGGGGCGTCTTTATTGAGCTTCGTCTTCCCCGAGAATACGTAGGCCATCAATGCAATTATGATGGCAGCAAAGCCAGGAGGCGTATCAATTTGATGCTTGGTGAACATATAGGTGGCCGCGCCTGTAGTAAGGGCTAGTAGGCTCCGTCCAAGGCTTCCTTTCAGCAACCCTTTAGCATCCTTGTCAGCCAGTATTGGGCTGATTCTTGCGATGATGTTGTTCATGGTTCTCCTTGATTTGATTGTTTGTCGTTCATAGAATCACCTGCCATAATGAGACCCCACCGATCTCGCGGCGCAGGTCTGCAAAGACTTTTCCTTTGCGAAATAACAGAGAAGATCCAGGAACGGAAATTCCTGTTTCCTTCCAGCCTTCGCCCGAGAGTAGTTTCGCCACAGTCTCTAGGCTTGCACTTCCAAACGAGCGCAGCTGTTGCTTTGTTGTCATTGGAACCTCCCGATGATCTTGTCAAAGTTGAAGTAGACGCAGACGTTGAGGATCGCAGCTGTGAGGCCATAAATGAGTTGATTGATTCCTCCTCCGGTGCGGAGCCCCCAGAACGCAGCCCCGATATTCAATGCCACCATGACTACAGCGAACCAGTTCATGCCCGCAGGGATATTTGGAAACCAGCCCATCGCAGCAATCATGCAGAAGCCGACGAAGGCTTGGAGTCCAAGGGATACGACTATGGCGATAGTGAAAAGAATTTGGGTTATCATCACATCGCCGAGAAGTTGAGGTTGACCTTTTCCCATTGCTCCGAACCCAGTTCTGTCTTCACCTTACGGCGAAGATTGATGTACTGGCGTGTGCCGCGTACCTGCATGCTATGGCGAATCAGATCCATCGCTTCGCGCCAGCGGCGATCCTTGATTTCAAGGGAAAGTAAGCGCACGATCATTTGCCGATTCACATTTCCCTTCTTGTCCAAGTTGAATGCCTGGCGTACGATTGCTGTGATCTCGTCGCGCGATCCTTCTGACCACTCCGTGAAGCATTCGTCGATCTTGGTTTTCGCAAGACCTAAGCGCTCATCAAAATCGATCATGTCGTTGATGACGATCTCGACCAGTTTGTCTCCTGAGAAGTTTGTCAAAGTCAGATTGCCCTTGCCTTCACGCTTGGTATTCGTTTCTTTCTCAAGCCACAGTAAATAGGACTCAATCAGAGTGAGCACCGCTTCCTTGGTCTTGAGCATCATCTGCTCTACCTTATCCACTGCGGTATGAATATCTTCTACGGCCTTATCGCGCTTCTTCTCGACTACGGGTACGTATTTATTAGGAACAGCGACTCCGCGAGGATTGATCCAGTTTCCCTTGTCATCTTTCTTAGCCATGTGAGGCCTCCATTGCTTTGGTATTGTTTGGTTTGATTGACTGAATAGACTTGAGGATCTGGCCTACTTGCGAGGCACTAATCCATTCGACCGATGGGATCGAGAAATGATTTTTAAGAAATGTGCGGAACGCCGCCTGCTTCTCTGGTAGCGTTGGCATGAACGAGATTCCTACAAACGCACCTTCAAGCATTCGGATCTGCTTTGGACTCGCAAAACCATTTCCACGATGTCCGAGATCCTCATGCCGTTTTACGATTCGCGTTGTCGCCTGTGCCTTGGGGCACATGGAAAGCAAAAAGGAGCATAGTGTACGGCATTGCAGTCCCGTGAGCGACTTGCTTGAATCGACGTTAAAGCGGTCACGTAGTAAGTCACGGTATTGCTCATCCGTCATGCCAAGGCGATTCACCAAGGCGTGAATGGAGCGAGTATAAGGAGAGGTCTGGTTCATGCAGCCACCAGCATTTCAGATGCGCGAAAAACAATCTCTGGCGTGAGTTCTGACATTTCGTTGCGCCCCATGATATCCGAACACCACATCAACAAGAAGGAGAGTACGCGAGCGTTACGTCCGCAAGCTTTGCGTAGTGCAGACAAGGTGTCCTTGCTCACTTTGGGCTGCTCCTGTATAATCAAAGCATCTATGTCAAAATCTGTCAGTCCAGAGACGCGGCGAGGAATGAAGAGTCTGCGGTATAGCTGGGCATAATGTGTGGGATCACCCTTCAAGTTTTTCTCAAGGCGTGGCATTCCGCAGAGTGCAATGCCAACCTTTGCTTTGTCATTCACACGGCGAATCAGTTCCAAAGCGCGGTACGGTAACTGCTCTGCTTCATCTATGATCACAAGGCGTCCAGATCCGCGCAGCTTATTGACTACACGGTTGAACAGGTCGTGAAGACTTCCACGCGTGTCGAGGTTGAGCGCGTCGCAGAGGTCGATGAACAAAGCCCGCGCCGTGTAGCCTGGATCGGCCTCGATCAGAATTACTGCGGGGTGCTTCATCGCATATGCCTGTAACGCAGTTGTTTTACCAACTCCCGAATCGCCCGTGAGCATTCCCATGGAACGCTTCTGCAATACAAGGGTACAGTATGCGTGAATCGCCTTGTATGTGCTGGTCTCAATGATGCCATGCTCCATTGATTCCAATTGTTCCTTCGCATTGGAAAGGAAATCGGCAACCAGTTTGTCAATCTCCGTGACGTCGCCTTCATACTTGCCCTTGAGCCAGGAGTTGATCAGCGAGGGGCTACGGCCAATGGCCTTGGCTACAGAGACCTGCGTGGATCCTGTCGAGTCGATATATACCGTGAGTCTTTTTTGCAAAGTATCCATGGTGCTGCTCCTTATCCCTGCTTCGCGAACGGAACTTCATCCGGCCATACGATCAGGATTGGTTTTTCGTTTGTTTCATTCTTCACGAACTGCGCGAGGTCGCCTTTGCCCACTCGGGCATCGGCAGCAAGTATCTTGGCGTCGTGGTCGTGGCGAGTGATCTGTGTAACGCCTAGCGGGTTCAGGACATTGGCTCTTCCCAACGCTGTTCCCATGGCGTGGATCATGTCTCTCGCCTCGTCTTTCGTTGCATCGGGAACCATCTCACGAACCATTTTCTCTGCACGCTTGGTGCGGGCGATATTTTCTGCGAGTTGGGTCTTGCCAATGACATCGTCATGGCTCACGAGTGCGTTTACAGCCTGCCATAGCATGGCCTCGCCAATGAGTGCTCCGCTTGAGTCATAAGCCCATGCAATGCGCAAGTCTTCGGGGTCATAGCGCAAAGTGATTTCACGGCCTTGGTTCACTGGCATCCATTCCGCCCAGAACTGGCATTCAAGTTCGCGCAGGCGGAAGCCCTGGCGATGAATGCGCCCCGTCGCTGTTCGCGTGGTAAGCATGCTCGCGGTCTCTTGCGTCACGCGCCGCATCTCGGTACGTTGCACAATCAACTCACTCCATAATTCAGAGCGGCTCTTGCCCTGATGGTTCTTGCCTTCGCTCTTGATTGCGGGAAAAACTTCGGACATGAATTTATTGGCGAGCCCCTGAAAAGCCTCCCAACCGATTGCGAGACCACGCTTCACGACGTTCTTCAAAATCTCTGGCTTCTCAAGTACGTTGCCACCCTTGTAGCTGTTGAACATCTTGTCGAAGTTGCCTTTGATCGTGAGGAAGTTTCGCTCGATGATCTTTGACTGTGCTCGTTGCACGATTGCAAAGTGTGGATGGATATTAAGGCGGCTCAACAAGGCTTCGGCCTTCTGTTCGTCTTCCACGATCTTGTGCCCTCGCGTCTGGCCTGAAAAATCCTTGTTGCGAAATTCTCTTCCATTGTCGAGATAAACTTCATCAGGTAATCCATACATCTCAATGCCGTTGCGGATTGCACGCAGAACATTGTCAGTGCATGGTGCGGAGAGATGAATGTGCCAACCCATGGGCATGCTGGTGCGCATATCAACAAATAAGGTGATGTAACATGTCGAGGGCTTCGCTTGTCCATCCACTTGCACAAACACATCCCATGTTCGCGTATCGCCAACCCAGACCGAGCCCGCTGGCATCGTGTACTCGCGATCGATATGCACGCCATGCGCATCGTTGTAGCGCTTACGCCCCTTGCGGGCATACGCAAGTACGGCCTCGTCTAGTTCTCTGCTCACACGGCGCTGGAAGGCGTGGATGCTCGGAAAATTATCACGTGAGGCTGTCAGTCCGTCCTCAAGGCATTTGCCAAGAGCAATCTCGCGAGCCACAGGAATTGATGGAGCGCTCGGGCGAAGGTATGCCCACTTGAATGCTTCCCACATCTCATCGGTGACGGTTGAACCAACAACGCGAGATGGAGTGATGAGACTCATGCGTCCGAACTCTGCAACTTGCGCCCTTGTTCGGTAAATACTTTGCGCACTCACTGCCATGTCAGGATTTGCGCGACTCCAGTGCTGTGCCCAGGACTCAAGCTCTAAGCGGCCTGTGATACCTTCGCTTCGTGAAAGAATCAATGACCATTTGTCCGCATGGCGCTTGGTACGAGCGCTTGCCTTTGCATATACGTTGGCATAAGCTTCGGTGTCTTCTACAACAATTTTTACTTCGGGAATCTCTGGCAACTTTTCAACCTGATACCGCACAACGGCGTCATGTGGAAGACTTGCAAGGCGTACTTCCATGTGCTTGCCACTTGATCCTGAGACGATGCGAGTGTCCCACATACGTTTGCCCTTCACTACCGCGCGTGGTGTGATCTGCATGGCATTCGCGGCGTCATCTGTACTGATCCATAAGTTCATGATTCCGCTCATTGAATGCGCTCCTTTACAAGTGGCGCAGTTCCATCAAGAATGAGGCGTGTCATCTCGTTCCAGCATTCAGATCGATTGCAGGTGGGAAAGCCATTGAGCGTCTTTGCGTGAGGACGGTCGCAGCAGACGCAGCACCATTGGCGAGGTTCGCTGACGCTGTATAGGCGTGTCATGATTCCTGCTCCACGACTTCGACCATGCAGTCACGATCCAAGGGCGTGCTTATCACAACTTCAACGCGGTCATCAAGTTCAAGCCTTGTGGAGTCGGCTTCAACTGGCTTTGGTTGGGGGTTAAATGCCGTAACCATATACGACCAAGACACAAGAAGATGACTTAGGGAATTATTGATTTGCTCTATCAGCAATGGTTCTTCGCGGGCTAGATTTCGCAGATCCTTTTCGAGCCCCTGAAACTTGAGGGTGAGCGGTGCCGATGGATCTTGCGAGTGACGTAACTGACGAATTTTTTCACGACGATTCTTTCTATTGGATTGATATTGCATTAGTGCCTCCTGGTGAGAATTTTGGTTGATTCTGGGACGGTGATTCCCTGCATCAACGTGCCGCTGTAGCAACTGCCACGGCCTCCTTTCTTGTGCTTCCATCCGCATGAGCATTTACTTGGGTCTGATCCGTTACCGCCTCTGGTGCATTCGGAGCAGTCAACACAAAGCATTCTTGCCGAGTCATAAAATGAATGGATCTTCATGGCCTTGCCTCCACGGTTATGTCCGAAATCCCGATTCGCTCCAAGAAGCGTTCTGCGGATGCGACGGCTTCTTTTATGCATTCCTCGTCGGAGAAGCCATTACTTCCGCAATTGACGCCAGCATTGAATCCTGCTTCAAAAGCGCCTTCAATAGTGGACAGAGGATACAGCGTTAAACTCATACCACCTCCTCGAAATACTGTGCGACGATATAGCCGATGAAGTCCTTGTCCGTCTTGAACTCCTTGCCCTCGGCTTTAAGTCTTGCACGCTCTTTTGCGAGTTGCAGGGTGACGGGTTCTGCAAACGTCATGCTTATATGGCGAGGGAAGAATTCAAGTTGCTCGCCTGGCTTTGCTGTGTCATTGGTGGTCTGTGGTACGTAGTTGATCTTGCGGGTGATCTTGTACTTGCCAGTCTGGCGGATGGAGGGAAGAACCTCGCCAACGACCCACTCCTCGAATTTGCGTGCTTCTGATTTTGTGGATTGCATCACGAGCCGGTAGATGTCTCGTTCTGGGATCACAAGCATGGGGCGGTTTTGCTTGCCGTCATGGATGACAATCTTGGCCGTTGCTCGGCAATGCTGCTTGATTGCCTGGTCGGGGTTTTCATAGCCTAGGATTTTGGCAACATCCAATGCTACCGCCATGACCTCGCCATCAGTTGATTTTTCAAAGCGGATATCTTTTCCTTGAAAAATTCGGTAGATGACCTTGGTTTCCTGTCGATCCTTGATTCCAGCTTCTTCGGGTACCTGATCCCTAATTTCTAGGGATGAGGTCTCTGGTGAATCGACTGTTTGAAGTGTCTTTTTAGGCATATTCAAGCCGCCTTGATTTGAAGGACACCAAGGTCATTGAGAAGATCTTTCAATTGATTGTTTGCTCGGTAGCCTGTAGCTACCTCCCTTATATATGAAGGGCTGTAGGTCTTTCCAGCCAGTCGAGACACCTCTTTGGCAACCTCTCTCCACGAGAATCTCTCGATGGTGAACTTGTTGTTTTTGTTCATAAGACTCCTGCGTTTATTATGTTTCGTTTGTAGTGGTGTTTAATGACCACTACATAAAGGAATTTACAACCAGGTAGTAAAGTTGTCAAGAGATAATTACAACTCAGGTATATTTTCTTTGCCAGATGATGTAAAGCGCTTTGCAAAAGATCGTTATGGATCAATGAGCGGCTTGGCAAGGGAAATGGGGATTAGTCCACAGCATCTGCACGCATATCTCAGTGGGGCTAAAACTTGGGGAGCTACCTTTACGAATAAGCTCCAAGCTGCGGGTTATACAAGAGCACTAGAAAATCTTGATTCAAACTCGGTAGTAAAAGAGGAGTTTGACAGTAATTGTTTAAAGAGTTCTGCCTTTCCCGACATTCGCAGAGCATGTCAGCTTCTACGCTGTACAGCTGATGATATTGCTCAAAGTGTAGGAGCTCCGAGATCGTCAGGGATATCGTGGATTGAAGGGCAATCTCGCCCAAGTTACGATCAACTGGTAATGTTATATCACCAAGTATTAGCGTTGGCTATACATAGCTGCGAAGTTCGCGAAGCTCAGGTTAGCCACCCAAAGAAGGCTGTGGGATAATTCATCGCAGGAAAAACCAGATTTGGATTTAAACCAGGGGGAAATATGTCAGAACAGCAAACCACACAAAGTCCTAGATGGTTCATGATAAGATGGGCTGTCATTATGTTTTCTATAACCATTTTGATCGGGGTAAGTGGTGCATGGGGTCAAGCACTGCTTCCGCCAGAACCTGCGCAGGAAACCCCAAAACGCAATCCGATACTCTACCCTTCAGGCCTTCAAACACAGAAAGCAAATAAGTTACTGTCTAAGTTCAATCTGCTGGCTGATGTTGAATACGAAACTTTAGAGTTCTCGGATATCAAACATAAACTGGGTCTTAGGGGCGATGAGTTAAAGTGCTCCATTCCTCACGATACAACTAAGCCAGAGACTGTAATTAGAGCAGACAATGCGATGGTCAATATGACGACCTGTTGGCAAATCATTTATTACAAAAGCATCAACCAGACGTGGATGCTTATGATTCGGAGAAACAACGACATGTCCGACTCATGGGTAAAGATCATCAAGGTTGTAAAAGGTCGAGACCCGAATCTCAATACGAAATGGGAATAAGATGAGTCGCATTGAAGAAGAAATGCGTGGTGCGAATAAGTGGCAGCATGCGATGTTTGGTTTGTTGTACACAACGATATTCGCTCTTATTGCCTGGTGCATCAATCATAAAGCCATGCTCGTGATTCTATGTGTAGGTGAAGGCATATCAATCGTGATCATGCTGTGCCGTTTCAAGCCGCTTGATCCTCGTATCGAGCACGATGACTGGAAACGGTCCACGCTGGTTTTTACAGGCGTCCTGGTCATCGCAACGGCTCTTGTAGGCTACCAGTTGTTTACGGTTGGCTATGTGATTGATGACGTTCCGCTTGTATTTCTCAAATGGAGGTAGATGATGAAGCCGTTTATAAGAACGATTATTGTGGCAATAGCCACACTGCTTCTTGGGTTCTCTCAAGCGACATTTCCTGAGTCATGCAAACTTACAAGAGCTATCCAGTTAAATTTCAACTCCACATTGGATGGCTGGAAAATGGTTGTTTTTTTTGCTTTGCCGTCACTACTGGTATTGATTTTCGATCTTATCGAAAGACGACGAATCAGAAAAGAACATCCCGAGGCTCCTGAGATTGTACTAGCCTCAATCAATGAGGCTGTTGGAGCAAAGAAGGATCGCTTCATGGATCACAAATGCATTCAAGAACAGGATACCTTTCTTGAAATCACCCAGCCAGAAAATCAATTGAAAGAACTAGTGCTTCAATTGCATACTGCGCTTGACAAAGTGATTGGAAACGAAATAGAAGCAGTTGCATTGGCTCAGTTTGAAAGTAACAAGGTTCAAAAGATTTACCATGCCCCTAAATCTAAAAGGCCAACGCTAACACCATCAGATCTTGGATCAGGAAACACCTTCTTCCATTATGTGCAAAAAACAGGGAAGCCTCAACACATAAAATCATTCAGAGAATTGAAGAGGGAGGGAGAAAAAGGAGGAAAGAAAATCCAGCAAAAGTTCTTATTCAAGACGGAAGAAGATATTGATGGATCAATAATTGGATATCCAATACGTAGCGGTGACGGCAACGTAGCTCTGGTGCTAACGATTTATTCAAAGAAAGCAGGAATTCATAAGCCGATGGAATCTGTCAGCCGCTTTATTAAAATGTATATGGATAGAATGGTTCTTGAAATTTGCTTGTACAAGATCAAGAACGACCACAGCAAATTAAAAGAGGTTTCCCATGGTCAACCAGGCTGAAATATATTGCAGCTACACTGAGCAGGAAGAAGCCAAGCGAATCAAGAGCTTCAATCAAAACCTAGCCCTTATCCAAAAGGCAAATCAAGATTATATCCGTATGAAAACTTTGCAGCAAATTCGTGAACAGCAGCAAAGACTCAATAATCGGAAAGATGCTCTGAAACGTTTATTGCTCCGCTTTGGATTTTGATTGTTGCTATGCGACAGGTGAGCAACATGAAGCAGGAACAAAAAGAATAAGCTTGCTTTAGTTCTTTGTGCTTTGTAGCTTGCGGCCATGCACGCCGAAAAGCCAACAATCAAAACGCCTCTTACCTACTACGGTGGCAAGCAGAAGCTCTGCAAAACCATCCTAGAAATGATCCCCGAACACAACCTCTACGCAGAGCCCTTCGTTGGCGGAGCTGCGATCTTCTTTGCGAAGAAGCCAAGCGGAGTCGAGGTCATCAACGACACCAACGGCGAGCTGATCAACTTCTATCGCACCGTGCAGCGTGACTTCGTGAGCCTTGAGAAAGAAATCTCCATCAGCCTTCACAGCCGTGAACTGCACGCCGACGCTTCGGCTGTCTACAACCGTCCGAAGCTGTTCAGCGAGATCAAGCGTGCGTGGGCTGTGTGGGTGCTTGCGCACATGAGCTTCAGTTCAATCTTGGATGGATCATTTGGCTACGACAAGAAGAAGGATTGCACAAGCAAGAAGATCCACAATGCACGCGAAGCCTTCAGCGAGGAAATAGCGATACGCTTGCAGGACGTGCAGATCGAATGCACTGATGCGTTGCGCATCATCACCAGCCGCGATACCGAGCAAAGTTTTTTCTACTGCGATCCACCGTATTTCAATAGTGACTGCGGACATTACGATGGCTATTCAATTGATGACTTTGAATGTCTGTTGAAGACCCTTTCAAAGATTTCTGGAAAGTTCCTGTTGAGCAGTTACCCATCCGATATCCTTGCGCAATATACCGCGCAGCATGAGTGGAAACAGAAGCAGATCCAATCAGGTGTTTCGGTGAACAAGGGTGGCGCAAACGGCAAGCGCAAGACCGAAGTGCTAACGTGGAATTATTGACACACAAATTAATCCCTGTGCATCAAGTTTCGGAAACTTGTATATTTTGGGCATATGGGAGTTGCTGGCGTCGCAAATGAAATGAAGATCGATGATCTTCCGGGAGACCTTCCGGCGGTGGCTGAAATCATCGGCATGGAGAAGACTCTTGAAATCTGGAAGATCTTCTCGGGCAATGCCCTGCGATTCCCAAGTAAGCTTCCCCGCGCATTCTGCGCACGTTACATCCGCAATAATTTCAATGGATCGAACCGACTCAAACTCAGCCGTGACCTCGGCATTGGCGACAAGACTTTTCGTACTCTGCTAAACATGAAAGGTCACTTCGGCCAAACTGATTTATTCGGTTCTACTCCCGCATCAGAAATCCAATGATAATGTTGTTCGCTGCTTGCACATCCTCTTGCTGCAATACGAGGTAAGGCCGCGCAGGGATCTTCACTCGGTGCGACTTGCGTCCTGCTTCCCCTCCAAACTGATGAATGCGTGCGTAAGGCTTTGGCTCTGGACCGATGCTTACGCCATTACCATCCACTTCATAATGGATGCTGCCCATGAGGCCACCACGCATTCCAAGGCCGACAAGAATCTTTCTTGATGCAATGCGCTTCGATGCCCGAGTAGTCAAAGTCTTCGTCTTCTTCCGCTTGTCAAAGTCCTTACCTCTAAGTGAGCCAATGAGTGTGGCTTCACTCAATGATTTCCATTTATCTGGGCGTCCACCTTCATCAAAATTTCTGCGTACGGAATTGGCCACCACGTTGCCAATGGCAAGCAACGCTGGACGCATGTCCCTTCCTCGTTGGCTCAGTTTTTCAAACAAGGACTTGAGCTTCTCGTCGTCTACTTCAATGAAGAATGGATTTGGCATAGTTGCACTCCGTATTGGGAATGGGTATATTGTTCACAGGTGGCGGTCTGGCGGGCTCACTGGCCTACGGTCTTATCGCTTCTTGCAACTCCTCGGTGAAGTCGGTTGCACACCAGGCTCCCTTTTTAGGGAGCCTCCTTTTTTTGGTAGACAAGAATTCCCGTGCGTTGGTCACTGAGCTGCGAAGGCTTGAAGCGGTACGCAGTCCAGCTGACAAACTCACCCTTCTGCGCATCGAATACAACCATAATAGGCTTCTGCTTTCCCTTCTCGGCAAAGACCTTGATGAACCGTGCACGGATCGCAACTTTGCCCGTGGTGCTTCTCATGAAGGCAAGGCGAACTTCATCAGGAGATGTCATTGCAGATAGCAGCGCATCCATGTAGAGCTGGCGGTCTCTTCGGTCAATCTCTGAGAAATGCTTTGCGAGCTCTTCCGAATTCACGTTGAACGCATAGGTGAACTCACCAAGTGGAATGAGCACCTGGCGCACACTGTCGCCGGGAAACAGCGCATCGAGCTTGCTGTCCATCGCAGCCTTGATCTCATCCTTGGTGTTGAGGGTGAGCGTTTCCGTTTGCTTTGGATATGCATGGATCGGCAGGCTGGGCAATGATCCCTCTGCGACTTGCGCGGGCTGTGGAATTACTTTCCACGCCTTCATGGAAACGCCTGGCTTGCCATTCGCTGCGTCACCAGGGTTGTAGTCCCATCCGGGATCAATTCCTTTGTGAACCATCATGACTTCGCCAGTGTCGTGGTCGATATGCTCTACCATGGGATCTGCGGGAGCCTTGTCTGAGACAGAGAGTCCTAGTTCCTTCACATCGTAGCGGCTCACGGCTTCCTTGCGGCACCGGCAATGCCATCCGCATGGAGGCGTGTGTGAACTCCACCAAGGATCGTCAAGCGGAAGGACTGTGTTGTGCCACGCTCGATGTGCAGGACGTTCGCGACCATCCATCATGCAGACATAGCGGCCATAGGGAAAAATTTTGCGCACCTCGGGATCTTGCATTTGGCGTTCGCGACCTGCGGAATGAGCCACGGCCATGTTGGTGCTGTAGATGATTTCAGAACGCCAGTTGCGCGAACCGTTGTATTGCCACCCAGTTTTCGCAACGATGGAGTCAAAATCTTTCCTGAATTCCTGAAGCGTTTTTCCTTCTGCTATTGCACCATCGACGGCCTTGCGGAAATCTGCAAGCAGATCATCACGCATTGCGCCTGCAACGACGAAAGCCTTTGCATGCATCTGGCCTTGCAAGTCTTTCCATGTTGCCGTGGGCAAGTTGATCTTGCTGCGGAAATAATCGACAGCCTCCTTGAACGGAGACGTGCCGAACTGTACATCGGCCTTTGGCATTACAGAAGCCCAGCCTTTTGCATGATCTCGAAACGTCCCTTGAGATTCGCAGCAAGAAACGCTTGTTCCATTTCTGGTGCGATAGCTTCGACATCGACGTTGTCATAAGTCTCAAGCAGCTTGTCGCGGACTTCCTCAAGGCTTGTTGCCATCTCGACAAGCGTTCTGATAGGTGAGAATAATTCGGTCTTTGCTGCCTGCGATGCGAGCTGGATTGCGCCTGCGTCAACATCAGTCAAGCCACCGCTGGGCTCACCTGCGGCAAGGTTGAGTGGAGAGCCTTGTGGCGGCGCAGGTTCCTTTGAGAGATGCGCTGGTGAGAATCCATATGCCTCGATAAAATATTGAGGAGTGAAGCGTGCTCCACTTTGCGTGAGCTTGAGGTCACGAGTCGCAAGATCTTCTTTCAGATCCTGTGGTGCGACAAGGCTCCACCAAGGGCGGTCGGGTGTTCCGAAGTTGAGATCCCACATCCAGCCCACAAGCTGGTTCATCACACCATGTACCAACGTAGCGTCGTCCTTTGCAACATCTTGCCCAACTTGGTAATGGGTCTGCGCTGCAGCACGACTTCCATTTTCACCAATGTCTGCGGTAAGTGTTTGTCCTAAGATCGCTTTGCTGATTTGCTTGTCTGCCCAGTTGCACAGCTTCTCATAAATGTCTGCGCTTGCGCCCTTCTGGGCGGCCTCGATCAGCTGCACCGATCCGTCCTCGGGGATCACTGCGCAGGCATCCTGGATCATGCTGTACAGCGAATCAAGGAATTCTTCCTTGTCTGCTGGCGGAGAGTTGCGTGGATACTTGCCCACGGCAAATACGCCTGCATACTTTTCCACAAACCGCATCCAGAACTTGACGCCTCCACGCTTGAACGTGACAGGCCAAAAACACTTGTCGAGATATCCGTCTCCATAAGGGTTGTCGAACTCGGGCTCGTTCTGCACAAGGAGGAAACGGTAGGGCTGCACAGGAACTCCCATCGGGGCATCCCGCGTAATCATCATGAGCGCGTTATCTGAGAAACGGAAGGCGAAGCTATCCATTGGCTTGCCTATGATCTTGGAAGGCCATACGCGGCCTCCATTGTATTCCCACAGAACTTCCAGCACGGCAACGCCACGCGCCGTTGCTTTCATGGCCTGCGTAACGATGTCGCGGACATCGAGCTTCCAGAGCGCATCTGAGATTTCCTTGCGTGGACCATCTGGTCCTTCCGACAGTGTCCATGGGCAGTTGCGCACGGCACCAAGGCGCTTACGCTCCTCGCCTGCAAGATGGGCATCTTTGCTGAGATTTCGGTGCGTATCGGAGACTCGCCCCATGCGGCGCAAAATGAAGTTGGGGTTCGGCAGGTTTCCGATAGCGTTCCATCCGATTGCCTGCCTGGTGAGGATCTCTTCGCCAGTGAGCTGTTCGGGGGCTTTCTTCTTCGTCATGGGGGTTCCTCTGGTGTTTTCTGCGGGGTTGTCGGGTGGCTTTGTCTTGGTTTGCCTAGAACCCCATTTAACTGGATTCAAAAACGATTATAGGAGGTCAGGGAAAGCCAATACCCGTCCAAAGCGATTGTGGGCTCACAGGGCTCCGTAGCGGGTTTCTATTTAATGTCATTAGCTCATCCTGCGAAATGGGTTGTTGCCATCGTCGAACTGATCTTCCTCACGCCGACGGTCGCGGAAGTCCTTGCGTTGTGAGCGCGTCGTGACGGGTGGAATTCCTGCGGGAGTGTTACGTGCTGAATTGACGGCAAGGGCAAGTGCCCAGAAATGGTCTGCGTGGCCGATGTTGACTTCGTTCTCGTTTTCTTTCTTGTCACTCTCTTCGGCATCCACATCAAAGCGAATGTTGCCTGCGCCTGTCACCATCTTCTTGATGCTGTTCAGGCTGCGCCGTTGTACATCATCTTCAGGAATGAATACCGAGACCGTATCGAATTCCTTATAGAGGTTGTTTGAAAGCGTGGCCTTGAGTGCATTGCCGAAGGTTACCGCTTCTACTTTGTATGTACCGAATTCGATCTGTGCATCTTCTGCGAGGTTCATGCCGAGACCTGATGCGTCAATGCTTGCACGGACTAACGTGGGTAGTTTTAAATATGCGAATAGAATCTTTTTCTGATCCTCGAATCGCATCTTTTCCATGACTCGGATTTCGCGCACCACAAGCTGACTTGCAATTTCCTGCAAGACATAGATGACGGAGAGATGCTTCTTGCGTGCAATGTCATAGCCAAGATACAGTGAACCAGGAATAGTTGCAGGATCCGCGAGGATCCCCTTGCGTTCTGCTCGAAGGATCATAGGCAATGGAAGGAATGGATCCTTGCTATCCTGTGGCTTGCAGAAAAATTCCTCCATGGCATCTTCGGGCGTTTCGCAAGCGTCGATGAGCTCTTGGATCCATGCATCGCGCTCTTCGGGAGTCGTTTCGCGTCCAGTGATCTTGTCATAAAGACCCTGATCAACTGCTTGTCGAATCGTAACTTCGTGCAGTGATGCCTTGAACTTGTTCTTGCCACTGCGAATGCGTTCAACGAAGGCGTTGAAGAGCGTGAACTTTCCATTGTGTGTCGAGATGACTGTGAGGTTGTACCCCCAGACGAGCGCCGCTGGAAGCGCGGCCTTCCACATGGCGCGAGCATGCGGGTGATGTGCAAACTCATCAAGGATGATGTCGCCACCCTTGCCTCGGAACCGCTTGGGGTTCGAACTAAGTACTGTTATGCGGCTTCCATTCGCAAAGCGGATGGTAAGATTGAGGACTCCTTTTTCCTCGTCAGCATATTCAATTTCTTCTCCACCTTCCTCTAACGAAATTTCGCTTGCAGATGCGTTGAAGAAGCGAAGCCAGTATTTGCACTCTTCAATGAAATCCTCGCCGCCCTCTTCATCCGCACCAGAATACCATACGCGGTGATTGATCTTTTCAATACATCTTGAAACGCTCTTGAATGCCGATGAAAATGTTTTTCCAATGCGGCGTGATGCACTGAAGAACGTGATCTGTGCGGTATCACGCACGAAGTCACTCTGGTATGGCAGAAGGAAGCCAGCAAGCTCCAGCGCAAATTCATTCTTTGCGACAACGCCCATTAGGTCAAGCCCATCCGCTGTAAGATGCGCTGATGCATGGTTGCGTCTGCCTTCTTCTTGGGCTTAGCCGCTTCAAGCCCCTTTTCGTATTCGTTGCTGCGCTGGATTGTGTCGACTAATTGGCGCATCGCGTTAATCTGTTTGCTATCGATTACACCTTGTTCAATCAGTTCTTTGAGTTTACGCGAAGCTGTGTGCGCGAGCGAATAGAGATTCTCGTTTAACTTCGTCTTGTCGAATCCAGCGAGACTACGGGCTTCATCCCATTTATCTTCCTTGCGCCAGTCGAGCAATCTTCGTTCACTGATGCCAGCCTTGATCGCTGTAGCTTTTGCCGAAAGGCCGCTCACGACATAAAGTTCGCGGGCAATCAGTTTCTTGGTATCGTCGGGAGTTCTGCTCATGGTGTCACCGCCCCGCGTGTGCTTGGCAGCATGCGCTTACTAAACGGAGCTGCGCGTCTGAACGATCTTGTGACTGCTGCAATGTTTCTTTCCATCGCTCCATAAGATCGTCTTGGCTCTTCATCCATTGCATCATGCTGTCTGCTTGATTTGTAGTCCACCTCCGCTCTTCGCTAAGATGGTATCCAACCAGCAGGCCAGTGGTAACGACCGTCAGTCCATATTTCTTCAAAATCTCTTCGATGATGCTTTGCATGCACATAACATGCCTTCTTCTTCCACCTAATCCGACGCGCATAACTCCCTCCATTTTTCCGTGACTTGTTCGTGGAAAAATGAATGGCAATTTGTGCGGAGAAAGTCATGCTGTCTGTGCCGCACTCTCCGGGTATGTTTGTGCCATGAGAAACAACAAATCCAATCGATTCCTCTGGCTCCAGATCGCTCTCGTGATGCTGGCACTCTTTGTCTCTGTCGCCTCGGGTCATCCTGAGCCGTGCGTATTTGCGGGAGGCGTTGTTGCCGCCGCTCCTTCGCTCGCAGTGCAGCCAGTGAACCCATGGTTCGATGCACTCAAGCCCGGAACATTCCGCGCCTTGAATAACAAGGACTATACGCTATCGCTGACCGATGTGCAGACTGCATGTGCGCAGATCAACGAGCAGGTCAAGAACTGGGTTCCACCGATTGTGAAGGGGCACCCACAGGTTGCCTCGCCGCGCGAAGGCTCTATCAAAGGAGCTCGCATGAATGGTGAGGTGATGCAGCTTTGTGCAGCCGATCTAGTACCGTCATTTGCCGAAGAATGTAAGACTGGTGCATATACCAATGTATCCGTTTCCCTGTATCCTGATTTGACGTTGCGGCACTTGGGCGTACTTGGTGCTCATATGCCTGCTGTTGTTGGGCTTGATCCTATTTCATTTGGGCAGGGCGAGTTTATCGAAACCGATAAGGGCAAAGATTCTGCAAGCATCATCTTCGCAGCTGGAGAAACTGATCTGACGACTCTCGCGCAGTCACAGGATTCCCTCGTATATCGCTTGCGTTGGCGTCTTGAAAGTGCGCGCG